ATTCCAGCACGCACCCGCGATAGTCCTTCCGGCGCGGATAAGCATAGGCACCGTGATCATCGCGGTCTTCGACTTCCCAGATCAGCCCCATAAGGTCGCGGTTCGTGCGGAACAGCGCCTTCATGCGCAGCGAATTCGGACCCGTCGTCACAACGGTTGCCATCATGGCAATCGGAAAATCGACGGTCCAATAGGCCGGTTCGAACCGGCGGATCGTGCCGGTTGCGCCGGGCTTGGGATAGCGAACGAAGCGGCTCATTCCCGGATTTCCACGATTGGCAGTTCGGGAAGTTCGACCGCGCCCCGGAACAGGTGGACAGGTTCCAGCCGGTCAATGTCGAAGCGCGCGGGGACGTCGAATTCGAAGCCCGCCGACACGGCGATCCCCGGCGCGGGCGGCGTCGTGAAGGTGATCAGTCCCGTGTCGTGATTGACGATCCAGCCGCCCGGCTGATTGATCCCGCCCAGCCCGATCTTCACCGTCCCGACGACGGGGCGGGTGATCTTCCGGACATAGGTGACAGGCCCGGAAACATAGGATTTCTGAAGCTGGAAGAACTGGTTTGCGCCGTCGCCGACGCCCAGAACCTGATCGTCGTGCGAGGGGTTGGCGCTGATCGGGCACGACTTGAAGTCGGACCAGTCCTGGAAGCGGAAGGCGCGGGCACGACCGGCACGCCCATAGAAGAAATTCAGGATCACTTCATAGTCCGCTTCCGTGCGGACGCCCGTCGCGACGTTGAAGCGCAGCCGCGCCCCGGACCAGTTCTGATTGCGCTTTTCGAAGCCGCCAGCCGTTTCCGTGACGTCGGTCGAAAACTCCGGACCGGCGACGCTGTTCAGCGAGATAGCGCCGGGGAAGGCAATGTTGTCGAAGTCCACGATCAAACCCCGCGCTTGCCAGCCGCCGAAATGCGCAGCAAATGCGCGCCAGCCTGGGCGGCGGAACGGCGCACTTCCTGCGGGTTCGTGACGGGTCCGTAGAAGTTGAAGTTCATGGACGGCGGCAAGCCGTCATTCGCGCCGCGCCGCCCCAGCTCGTTCATGTTCGGGACGATCCGGCCCGCCGTGCTGGGGACGAACAGTTCCGGGCGCTTTTCGCCGACGATATAGGGCTTGTTCGCCAGCACGGGTCCGCCGCTGGCGCGACCGAACAGCGCGCCGAAAATGCCCGTGAAGACGCTTCCCAGATCGCCGCTTCCAGCGCCCCCGGCCCCGCCCAGAACCTTCGTGAGCAAGTCGAACAGGGCGTCGGACGCCGCGTTCAGGACGTTTTCCATTGCCCGATTGCCCGCGCCTTCAAACCAGCTTTGGAAGAAGCCCTTCAGATCGCCGTCCAGCGCCGACTTGATCCCTTCGCTGAACGAACGCCGGAAGGCTTCGCGCATGTCAGACGCCGGATCATTTCCCGGAAAAAGCACGGTTCCGTCTTCGCCCGGATTGTCATTCGCGGGCGGGCGGAAGTTCGGCACGGACAGCGGCGGCATGGTGAAGTCCAGTCCCGCGAAAGCCCCGGCAACCGTGTCGATCCCCGACATAAGCGGGGTGACGAATTCCGGCATGAACCGGCGGGCTTCCCGCTGAATGCCGTCGAACAGATCGGGGACATAGCTGTTCCCCACCACGACGTCCCAAAGCCATTTGAACTTGTCGCCCAGCGACTGAATGACTTCCTTCGCCTTGTCCCAGACCGCCGTCAGGCGGCGACCGATCCATTCCTGAACCCCGGCGACCAGCGCACGGACCGCCGCAACCGCTTCAGGGGCAAGGCTGTTCAGGACGGCGATCCAGCCGTTCACGACATTCGAAACCAGGTCCTTGACCGCGTTCCACGCCCCGGCGAAGTCACCGCGAAGCAAGGCACCGATCACCCGGAACACGTCCCCGATGATCCGGAAGCTGTTTTCGACCGCCGTCACAAGCGCCGACAGGATGCGAAGAAGGACTTCGCCCAGAACAGACGTGTAGGCCGCGCCGAAGTCGCCCAGAACGCCGATCACCACGCGGATCGCTTCGCCGAAGGGACCGTTCCAAAGGTCCGTCAGTGTCGTCTTCACGGTCGCGAACAGGGACTGAAGTTTCGGCCCCAGAACTTCCGTGAACTTCTTTTGCAGCGCGTCCAGAACCGGCCTGATCTTGTCGCCGAAAACATACCACGCGGCGGCAATCGCGACGCCCGCCGCCACGAAGGGCGCGGCGGCAACAGCGGCGGCGGCAAGGGCAGCGCCGACGCCGCCGGCCGCTGCAATCGCGGGGGCGAAGGCGATTGTCAGCGAACCGGCGGCGGACACAAGGCTTCCGACGATCATCAGAACCGGACCGGCGGCGGCCGCGACAGCGGCGAAGCCGACAATGAAGCCTTGCTTGCCGGGGGACAGATTGTTGAAGGCGTCCAGAACGCCCGTGAGCATGTCCGTAAGCGGCGGAAGCACCTGAACAATGATCGCCCCGACGGTTTCCTGGAACTCGCGCCAGGCGTCAACCGTATCGGACCCCGGCGCGGCGTCGCGCGCCGCCTTTGCAGCGCCGCCGAACTGCCGTTCCAGTTCCGTCAGCATGATCGCTTGCGCGCCAGCCGCGTCGCCGCCTTCGACCAGGCTCTTGATCAGGGCTTTCTGATCGGCGGTGAACTGAATGCCCGCGCGACCCAGCGCCGCCAGTCCTTTGACCGGATCGTTCAGCGCCTTGCCGATCATCAATGTGGACGACTGCAAGTCCGTGCCCATGCGGGCGGACAGGTTCACGGCGGCAAGCTGGGCGCGGTCGAAGGCGTCGCCCGCGACGTTGCCGAATGTCAGCATGTTCGCCGTGACTTTGCGCAAGATTTCGTCGTCGTCGAAGGTGGACAGCCCTTGCAGATCGCGCGCCGCGCGCTGAAGCTGTTCGCTTGTCTTCCCGGCGACCGGCCCCATGCTGTCCAGCGCCGCGTTGACCTGGGCCAACGCTTCCGCACTTTCGTTCGCCGCGCGAACCGCCGACACGCCGAACGCGACCAGCGGCGCGGTGACGGCGACGGACATGGTTTGCCCGATCCCGGTCAGTCGCGAACCGAAGGCTTGCATGGTCGCGCCCGCCGTGTTCAGCTTCTTTTGCGCAGCGCCCAGCCCCTGTTCGAAGGCGGCGGTATCAATGCCGAGCGTGACGCGAAGCGCGCCGATCAGTGATCCACTCATGTCGCCCCCTGTTCCGTGCCCAGATTGTCCGCCGCGTTCTTACTCATCGCCGCCCAGGCGCGCATTGCCGCCAGAATTTCGTCATTGGACTGGGCGGCGGGGACACGGGCTTCGCGGCGTCCCAGCACCTTTTCCAGCGACGGCAGCTTCTTCATTCGGGCGAAGGCTTCGACGTGCCACGCGACGGACAGCGCCTGTTCGTGTTCGATCTTCCGCCGCTGGACGTATCCCGAAAGGATAGCGTCCAGCGTGCGGGGGGTTTGCCGCCAGAAACTGTCCGGATCGAACCCGGCTTCAGCCCATAGGCTTAGGAGCTGATACCAGTCCCAGCCGCCTGATCCGTCGCCGTCGCGATCTGGTCCTTCAGCGCGTTTCCCAGCTTGGACTTTGCCGACGGGAAAGAGGCGGCAAGGGCTTCGCCGACGATAGTCAGCAAGCGTTCGTTCCCGATTTCACTGGCAAGGTTCAGAACCGTGTCGAAGGTGATCCCGGCGTCCTGGTGACGAAGCCCGGCCATCATGCACATGCAGACGGTCTTGAAAGACCCCTTGTTCATGATCGCTTGGGCGGCGTCATTCAGCCCCAGCCCGGTCGCGTCTTCGACTTCGATCCACGCGCGGGCGTCCAGCCGGACGGTCCACGACTTGCCAGCCGCTTCGAAGGTCACGCCGTCGCTTTGCCGCGTCATGTGCCCGGTGCCTCCGTGATCAGCCCGGACGCCTTGATCGTCAGGACCGCCGTCATTTTGTCGTCGATCACCACGTCGTCCTTTTCGTAGCCGGTGACGACGCAATTGCCGGTGAAGTCACGCGTTGCGGTGCCCGTCGCGGGGACATTGATCTTGAACGCCCGGACTTGCCGCGACAGGACCGCCGCCGCCAAGAGGACGTCGGACGCGTTGCCCGGAACCCAGTTCACCCGGATCGACCCTTCGCCCGTGTCGATCAGGCCCGCGATGAACTCGCGGACGCCGCCGGGCGAACCGTGAACCGTAGTGTCGATGGTTTCGACAGTCGGGCTGGGCGGGGTGACGGACATGACGTCCGAGATTTCGACCAGCGCGCCGGGGGTTGCCCCGTCGTGCAAAAAGAACTTCGCGCCAAAGCCATGCTTTCCGGCCATAGTTCAGTCTCCTTTGTTGAATGCCGCCGGGAAGCGAACTGATTTTCAGGCGGCGGGTGAAAACCAGACGAAGAAGTCCAGACTGTAGCGGTGGACCTTCAGCCCCCCGCCGACGTCTTCGATTAGCGGACCGCGTTCGGCGTCCAGCAAGGCGACGCTGAAGGCGATCCCGGCGACCGTTACGCGGGTTTCCAGCGTGGCGATCAGCGCGTCCGCGACCGCCTTGGCTTGCGCGCTGTTCGCGCCGTAGCAGTCGAATTGAATGCGCGGATTGCCCGTCGGATCGGCGCCGCCGTGGACGTAGTTCCGCCCCGGCGACACGCCCAGCATGGTGATTGCGGGCAAGGGTTCCTTCTTCACCCGTTCGCCCCAGGTGATCCGGTTGCCGACAAGCGCGGACAGCGCCGGGGAAGCCAGCAAGCGGGCGGTCAATGCGTCTTCCATGTCGCCCCCGGATCAGTTGCGCGCGCGCTTTGCCGCCCGTCGTGCCGCGCGCGCCGCTGCTTTCTCGATTTCCGTGCCCAGTTCCGAACTGATCGTTTCCAGCGCGCCTTCCTTGTTCGCGTCCCAGGCGGGGCGAATGAAGGGCTGGGGGCGCTGATGCTCGTTCCCGAATTCGTTCTGGACGCCCGCCGGGTCTTTCACGCCGACATGAACTTCGACTTCGGACTTGCCCAGCTTGCGGTTCATGGCGGCTTGGCGACGCGTCAACCGCGTCCCGGTGCTTACGTCGCGCCGAAGGCGACCGGACATTTCCGGCGCGGCGGCGGCGGCGTCCGCCTCTATCGGTTCCGCCGCCTTCAACAGCACCCGCTTCAGGACGTTCTTCCCCGTGGCCTTCGGCAGATCGGCAAGCGCGGCTTCCAGCTCGCGCAGCCCTTCGACCTTAACCCGCCCCGTCATTTTCGCCCGCGACTTCGGCGGCGGGACGGGCGGCGGCGGGCTTCGTCACGCGGCGGCGGGGCGCGCGCGGCGGGCGCGCGTTCACGTCGGCGACCAGCCCGGCGGCGATCAGCGGCGCGGCGTGATCGTCGGGCATTTCATATTCGTCGCCCTTCGCCTTTTCGAACTTGGCGCCATAGCCGTTGTTATGCGGCTTCAATGCTTTGACCTTCATGCGTTCAGTCCTTCTTCGGAATAGGCGATCCCGACAATTTCGATCCCGACGCGCCGGCCGATTTCCGTGACGCCGATGATCTGAAATTCCCGGCCATCGCAGGAAAGGCGGTCGCTGGGCGAAATGGTCGCGGTCCGGGCGGTCCAGCGGACCCGCCAGACGCGTTCGACCTGGGCGGCGGTTTGCCCGCCCTTCCAGCTTTCCGTCGGGCGTTGCTGGACCTGTTCCGCCATGAACGATCCGAAGTCCGCCCAGACTTCGACGGGTTCGTTCATGGCGTTCCGCGTAGGCGCGGAAGCCCGGCGGATCGTGATCCGCTTGTTCAGCCGTCCCAGCCGCATTTAATGTTCCAGGATCGACTTGGCCGCGACGCGGTAGCGAAGGAAGGCGATCTGACGAACCCGGTCCAGGTGGACCGCTTGCGACGTGATCGCCGCTTCCATGATCAGGTGTCCCGGAACCGCGATTGCGTCTTCTTCGATCCGGCTGTCCAGCCGCGCGCGGATCACTTCGGACAGCCGGGCGGCTTCAGGGAACCCGGCGCACGGCATGGGGAAGGTGATTTCCAAGTCGTGCCCCAGCCCGGCTTGACCGAACGGGAACTGGATCGGCAGTTCGTCCGCCTTCGTGCAACACGAACCGGCATCCCCGGACCGCGCCAGCAAGTCGTCCGGCCCGACGCCGTTCAGGATCAGGCCCGCGATTGCTTCGCCGATCCGAAGGGAAATGCTGTTCATGGCGGTTCCCTTCAGGCGACGAACGGAAGGCGGAACTGGAACAGCAAGTCGTCCAGCGCCATTTGCACTTCCGACGAAATGGTCCCGACGACGACGGCTTCGCGGTTCTGGTCCCAGTGCCCGATCAGCAACTTCATGGCGTGGATCAGGTCTTCCGGCACGTCCGAAGGCTTTTGCCAGCCCGCGCGCCATTCGACGACGACGGCGCTGGGCGTGTTCACCGTGGACGGCCATGTCGTCGAAGGGGCGGGATAGACCTGGGCGACGCGCGACACGGCGTCCACGGCATACTTCGCAGGGTCCAGCGTCTGGACCGCGTTCGCCGTGTCGCGGTAGAGGATCGACAGGACCGAAGGGCTGTCCCCGCCGCCCAGCCAGATCGGCCCGCGCGGGAAGTGCGACAGGTGTGTTTCCCTCGTCTGAAGAAGGATCGGATAGCCCAGTTCGCGTTCGATCTTGCGATGTGCGGCGGCGCACAAGTCCGCAATGTGATCGTCCTGATCCGTGTCTTCAGCTTCGATCCGAAGCTGGCGCTTGGCTTCGAAGACGGACAGCGGGTGCCCGTCGGGCTTGACCGTGACAATGGTCCCTTGGCGCATGGCGCTTCCCCCTGTCAGGACAGTCCGGGCGCGATGAACCCGCGACCGTAGAAAATGCGGGACGCGTCCCCGGCGGCGTCGATCAGGCGACAGTCGTGGAAATACTCGCCGTCCAGCTCCAGGCTGTCCGCCGCGTCGATCCGGACGTCCAGCCGCCCGCAATTCGCGGCGCCCTGTCCGGCGTTCTCCGTCGCGATAGTCACCCCGTCGCCCAGCGCCTTCGTCAGAACCGTCGCGCTTCGCGGGGTCCGCGCCAGCGTCCAGATCACGGACTGGGTTCCGGCAAGCGGAACAGGGTTCCCCGCGTCGTCGAAGACCGTCACCTTCAGGATCAGGCCCGCCCCGGCGGACAGGGTGAAGTTCTGGGGCAGTCGCGCGGACCCTTGCCCTATCGTGGCGGAAAGCCTGTCTGCCATGTTCACGCCTTCCTTGGGGGCTTGCGGGTGATATGCCGAACCCTTCGAAGGTTCAGTTCCCTTAGCTTTCGCCCCTTGCGCAGATCGAACACGAAGCGCGGATCGTTGAAATATGTCCGCCCGAACTCGGCAGGGGACACGCCGTATTTGATCAGCCAGTCTTCGACGGCTCGCAGCGGATCGAACTTGTCGGGAAGATTGACCGACGCGCCCAGCCCGCGCCAGTCGGCTATGAAGTTCCGGCGGTGTTCGACCACCTTGTCCAGCTTGCGTTCAAGCTGTTCGATCTGTCTGTCATAGTTCGCCAGCTTGCGCGCCTTGGCTTCGTCGGCGGGCGTGGGCGGCATGATCAGGCCAAGGCGACCAGATCGGTTGCCGTCGTGCCGGTCGCCCGGACGTGCGATGCGCGGACACAAAAATAATAGCCGGACGGCAAATTGCGGAAGGTGACGTCCGCTTCCGCGCCGATCCCGCGCAATGTGACGTCCCCGCCGGTCCCGACATAGATTGCCTTCGGCACGACCGGAAGCGGATCGGTATCGTGAGGGGTGATCGCATAGGGATTGATCGACGAAGCGATCAACATGTCCCCTTCGACCCCGTTGAAATTGTCGATTGGCATGGTCCACCTTTGGCTGAAGGTTGGCTGGGGGAATGCGCTGGGGCGGTCGCCCCGACGCGCTGTCCTAAGCGTAGGCGATCAGATCGCTTGCCGTCGTGCCGGTCGCCCGGACGTGCGACGCACGGACCATCAAGTCCCCGCCGGCCGGCACGTTGCGGAAAGTGACGTCCTGATCCGATCCGATCCCGCGCAAGGTGACGTCCCCGCCAGTCCCGACATAGATTGCCTTCGGCACGACCGGAAGCGGATCGGTATCGTGCGGCGTGATCGCATAGGGATTGATAGACGACGCGATCAGCGTGTCCCCTTCGACGCCGTTGAAATTGTCGATTGGCATGGTGCTTTGCCCCTCTAGCCGTGGACGATCTTCCCGCCGCCGCGAAGGGTTCCGGTGGACGTGGCGCTGGGAAGGATGATCGGGAAAAGACAAGCGTCGTTCGGAATGTCCGGCAAGCCGAGCTGTGCCCAGTCCGCGACGTTCGAAAAGTTCGCCAGCGGCATAGGAAGTGTGGTGCGCGGGCGGGTGACGGTGATCCCCGCGCTTCCCGCCGCGCCAGTCGAAGCCGACAAGGTGACAGAATTCACGCCCCGGATATTGCGCCCCTGCTGTCCGGCGGTGCGCAACGCGTCCAGAGAAAACAGGCGGCTTGCCGCCAGCGTCCCGCCGACGGGCAAGGTGTTCAGGTTGCCGGTCGATCCGTCGTCAAAGGTGACGTTGAAAGTCGCGTTCGAACCCGTCGCGCCGCCAGCGGTATAGACTTCATACCACCATTGCAGATCAGAGAAGTCCGCCGCGCCGGTCCGCGCTGATCCGACGCCCAGCGTCTGGACGTCCACGCCGACGGTTTGCGCCGTCGTCAGGGTGAGGTTCAGCCCGCCCATGTGCGCCAGCCGATCATGAATTTCGAGCGTTGCGGCGGACACGCTGGAAACCGCCCAGAGCCAGGCTAGAAGGCTTTGATTGAGCGGCGTCTGATTGGCAAAGGGGATCGCCCCCGTCAGTGCCTTTGTGCAGACTTCCGCCGCGCCGGGAATGGCACCTTGCCCCGGCGTGCCCGTCGCGCGCCACATGGAAGCATATTGCCCGGCGACTTGCGAACCGATGTTCGCCTTGTCCAGAACGATCCGGCTTGCATTGTTCGCCAGCGCGGAAATGATCTGGTCGCGGGTTGTGATCGTCATGTCGCGCCTTCCGAAAAGGCGCAGCCGCCAGACCCGCGAACGGGCAAGGCGACCGCTAGTTCAGGGAGAGATTGGGCGGCGTTACTTCTTGCGCGCCGCCAGAACCGCTTCGATCTTCGCGGCACGATCCGCGCCGTCGGCGACCTTCACCTTTTCGGCGGCGATCAGCTTGTCCAGCGCGGCGTCGTCCAGCGTGGCGGGATCGACGGGATCGTCCGTCTTCGCCTTCGCCGCCTTCGCGGGTTCGGCGATCTTGCGTTCGATCAGATCGTTCGCAACGGCGTCTTCGAAGCCCGCGACTTCGCCTTCATTGTAGAGCGCGCCGACGGTGAACGGCATGAGAAACTTGACTGCTTTCATGGGATTTCCCCTTGGATCGGATTGAAGCCAGCGGCGGGACTGAAGCGATCACGCCCCAGCCCCGCCCGCGTCGGATCACATGGACCAGGTGACGCCCGTCAGGACCGCGAAGGCGGTGTCATAGCGGACCTGGGTGTCGTGTTCGGCAATCAGACGGACAACGGTTTCGTC